GCCATGCTGACGCTCGCACGCGCAGCGACGGGGGTCGGGCCGGTGGACGAGTATCTGATGCACCTCCGCATGGCCGGGCGCACCCAGGCGACCATCGAGTCCCGGCGGCGGCTGCTGACCCGCACCCAAGCGGCGCTCGGGGTGCCGCTGCTCGCGGCCACGCACGAGGACTGGCGGCGCTGGTATCTGACCCTCACCCCGCGGGTCACGCCCGGCACCCGGGCGGCCTACCTGTCGGGGGTGCGGTCGTTCTACCGGTGGGCCGTCGATGAGGGCCTGGTGGACGTGGACCCGACGCGGCGGCTGCCCCGACCGCGTCTGCCGCGCAGGCTGCCGCGGCCGATTCCCGAGGATGACCTGGCGTTGGCGTTGGCGACGGCGGATGACCGGGTGCGGGCGATGATGGTGCTCGCCGCGTTCGCGGGCCTGCGCGCGGGTGAGGTGGCGGGCCTGCGGGCGGATGACGTGGTGGACGGGCGGCTGCTGGTTCGGGGGAAGGGCGGCCGGGAGCGGACGGTGCCGTGTCATCCGCGGGTGCTGCGCGAACTGTCGGCGCTGCCTCGCACCGGTTGGCTGTTCCCGCGGCGTGACGGGCAGCCGGGGCATGTCCCGCCGCATCAGGTGTCGCACCTGGTCGCGGATCATCTGCACGCGCTGGGGCTGCCGTGGACGTGCCACACGTTGCGGCACCGGTTCGCCACAAGGCTGTACGCGGCCGGCCATGACCTGCGGCTCACCCAGGAACTCCTCGGGCACGCCTCCCCGGTGACAACGGCCTCGTACGCGGCGTGGGCGCGGGAGGACGCGGCGGCGGCGGTCGACCTGATCCCGGCATGACGAAAGCGCCCCCACCCGGGAGCCGAGGGGTGGGCTCGACCGGGTGGGGGCGATCTGTGGGGGCGGGTCAGGCGGGGGCGGGGTCGTCGTCGTCGTCGTCGTCCTCGTCGTCCGGCCACTGGTGGGCAGCCCAGCGGGCGGCGACCACGACGACCGCACCGGTGAGGATCGCGCCCAGCTGCTTCACGGCCTCCTGCACGAGGTCGATGACGTCAGATGTCAGCGGTACGGCGACGCGATGCGTCACGGCCCCACACCTCCATCTGGTAGGACCCGAACGCGAGCACCGCCCACGCCGCCGCGAGCAGCGCCGACGTCGAGGACCCGATCACCAGCACCGCGACCGTGGCGAGGTACGTCCACAGCCCGATCGACGCGAGCATCGCGGCGCGGGTCCACTCCCGGCGGTCAAGCAGCCACGCCGCGGTGAGGATCACGGCGACGGCGAGCGCGTAGCCGACGCTGCCGATCCGCCACACGTTCGGCACCGGGGAGATGACGAACCCGAGGACGACGGCCAGCGCGGCGAGGGTGAGCGCGAGCGCGACCGGGTGGGCCTCGCGGCCGAAGAGCATCCTCACACGTCACCGCGCATCGAGGAGCTGCCGTACGCCTCCACCAGCCGGTCCCAGTCGGCGGAGTCGACGCCGGCGACCGGCACCCCGGCGCCCTGCAGCTTCTGCCGGGTCACGTCGGAGATGCGGCACAGCCGCCCGCCGCTGAGCAGGTATGGCGTGCGACCGTGAATGAGCACCATGACGTCGTCCTCCTGGGCGGGCTGCTGCGGGGTCGGGGTGGGCGTGCCGGGGGTCAGGTAGGGGACGGCCTGTGCGCGCCACCACGGGGCGGAGAACGCCGCGGACGGGCCACTGTCGGGCCGGTCCCCCCAGGTGTCGTCCTTGCGCGCGAGATGGGCGCCGGGGTAGGCGCCGACGTCGTGGCAGCAGGAGCACCAGCAGGTGTGCGTGTGGATGACCTTCGTGCCGGCGCCGGACAGGTCGGCGATGGCGGCGCCGATGCGGGCGCCCGTCTCGACCTGCGCGGCGGTGAGCGCCCCGGGTTGGCCGGGGGCGACCTGCCGGGCGTCATGCTCCACGCCGAGGAGTGTGAGGTGCCCGAGGTCGGCGTCGGCGCGCAGCAGCGGCGACGGCCCGCCCTTGCCGCAGTGCCACGCCGACAGCGCGGACATGAGGAACGCGACCGCGGCGGTGGGGGAGCCGCCGGTGCCGGACAGGCCTTCGACGGATGCCGGGCCGCGGGCGGTGAGGATGTTGGCGAACGGGTAGGACCCGTCGAGGTTCATGCACCAGGACAGGGACGGCCGCCCGGTCGGGCCGGTGGCGGACGGGGTGGCGGTGTTGTGCTGGGTGACCCCGGTGGGGACGCCGTGCTGCCAGGGCCGGCCGCGCCGGTCCCAGCCGGAGCAGAGCACCAGCGGGACGCCGTGGTCGCGTAGCGCGTCGGCGACGGCGACGGCGCTCATGCCGGGCTCAGCGGCGGCAGGTAGTCGGGGTCGCCGTCGGTGTCGTGGTCGGCGGCGTCCCCGGTGAACTCGTCCGGGTCCGGCTCGCCGGGCAGCGGCACCGGCCAGTCGAGGTGCTCAGTCATCGGCGCTGCCGTCGCTGTTCGGCGTCAGGTAGACCGACACCGCGCCGACGGCGGCGATCACCGGGGCGAGCCACGGCGGGGCGTCCGGCCACGCGGATTGCACGGCGACGAGGACGGCGAACGCGAGCGCCACCCAGAACTTCGCGGCGACGGTGAACGTGGACGGCATTGGTCACTCCTTCGTGAACAGCAGCAGCAGGGACACGAACGCGATGAACGCGGCCAGCGCCCACGGCTCGGGGAAGGCCATCAGCAGTACGACGGGTTCCACTTCGTGACCGACCAGTACGAGTCCCCGCCCAGCCACACCTCGACGGTTAGCGAGTGCCTGCCCGGGTCCCAGCGGGTGTCGATGCCGGAGTACAGCGTCTTACCGGGCCGCACCCAGACCGGCCACATGGTCGCGTGTCCGGTGCCCTTGTCGAACCAGAGCTCGAAGGTGCGGCCACGCGGCGCCTTCGGGTCGACGGACAGCCCGGCGATGATGTCCGAGCAGGTCACGGTCGTCCACGCGACCGTCCAGTCGGTGCCGCGATTGGTCTGCACCGCGACGGCGGGGGATGCGGGGATGAGCAGCAGCAGCACGCACAGGGCGCCGACCAGGGTGAGCCGCTTCATCACGCCGCCTCGTAGACGATGAGGACGCGGATCTCGTCACCGGACGCGAACGTGATCGGCGACGTCTGCCCGACGTACCCGGAGTTCGTGACCATCTCCAGCTTCGTGGTGCTGTTCTGCCGGACGACGCCGACGTAGAACGCGGCCGGCGACGAGTCGTAGACGACGCCGGTGCCGTAGATGTGGCCGCTGGCGGACACGGCGGTGACCGGCAGGCTGATGTAGTAGGTGCCGGTGCCGAAGGTACTGCTGGACCCGGCGGCGAACTGCGCCTTGGCGATGACGAGCTTCTGCACCTGCAGGTAGGACCCGGTGAGGGTGCCGTTGCCGAGGGACGGTGCGCTGCCGCTGGCGGTCCACGCCGGGGTGTACGACGTCCACGCGCCGAACGCCGACGCGAAGTCCTTGATCTGCGCGTTCATGTCGGCGGCGACGACCGTCTCCCCGGCGGCCCACGTCTTGATCGCGGTCGTCCAGATGCCCATGCGTGTCCCCTTAGTCCGTGGCGTCGAGCAGGCCGAGCAGCAGCCGGATCACGCCGCTGTTCTGCCGGGTCAGCGCCTTCACCTGCGCGGTCGCTTGCGCCGCGTTCGGGCTGGCGAGGGCGGCGAAGTCGCGGTTGACGGCGAGCGCCTGCGCTGCCTGCTGCCGGATGGTGGCAGCGTTCTCCGCGGCGCCGGCGATGGGGGCGGGTGACGGCGGGTCCGGCCATGCGGCCTCGCGCGGGTCGGTCGTGGCGGCGGGCAGGTCGCGCAACGCCTGCCGGTAGGCGGTCCACGCGGCACGGTCGGTGACGGCGTCGGCGGCGACCATCGAGTCGGACGCGGCGAGCAGCGCGTCGCGGCGTACCCGGAGCCGCTCCCACACCCACTCGTCAGGCAGGTCACCGTCAGGGTCGGTCGATGCCCGGTAGTCCCACATCACGCCACCTCGTAGACGCCGGTAACGGTCATCTCGTCGCTGGTCGTCCACGTGAACGGCGACGTTGACGAGCAGTTCGTGTGCAGGCCACTGGTGGTCAGCGACGCCAGCAGGAACGAGCTCGTGTTGTTGGCGCGTGCCGCGCCCTTGTAGAACGACCCGGAGGAGATGTCGAGGAACCCGACGTGGAACTGCTCGTTGATGCCGTTCCACCCGGACGTCGCCGTGACAGGGAACGTCAAGGTGGGGACGCTGCCCCCGTAGGTGGACGAGGACCCGAACGAGAGCTTGATCCGCAGCGCGATCGCGTTCGCCGCGACGTAGCAGTACGCGGCGGTGATCGTGCCGTTGCCGATCGCCCAGCCCGACCCGCCCAGTGTCGGCGTGTACGACGTCCACGTGTTGTTCATGCTCGACAGGGCCGTCAGGATCAGGTTGTGGTCGGTGACGTGCCCCGCGTCACCCGCCGCGGCGGTGTCGGGCAGAGTCCAGGCCATCGCGTTCCCTTCTCAGAATCCGAGGACCGTGGTCGTGTCGAGCACGGAGTAGGTCACGTTGTCGAGCAGCCACACGGTCGACAGGAAGTCCGGGGAGACGTTCAGGGTGCGACGCCACCCGGTCAGGTCGAACCGGTCCGCCAGGCCCTCCACGACGAGGTATTGCGTGCCGAACCCGGCCAGGTCGGCCTCATACGTGGACGAGTAGGTGCTGGTGTAGGTGGTGGGTTCGAGCAGCACCTGGTCGCCGACGTCGATGGTGGCGAGCGTGGCGCTGGGGATGTTGGACGCCTTCACCGTCGCGTCGATGGTCAGCGACCCGACCCGCTCCCCCGGCTCACCGCGGGAGTTCGCCAGCCACTCCGCCAGGTACTCGACCTGCGCGTCGGTGTCGTAGAACGCCTCGAACGTGTCGGACTTCGTGCCGTAGGCGGCTTGCGACGTGGTGTTCCGTCGTCGCGCGGTGGCACCGCCGGGGCGGGACACGGTGACGTCGTTGGCGACGTAGGCGTCGTCGAGGGTGAACTGCGTCCCGGTGTCGACGTCCTTGCCGTTCAGGGTGATGGCCGGTGTCGCGCCGTACCGGGTGGTGCGGACGGCGAGCGTCGGGGTGCCGTCGGCGGCGATGTACGCCGTGCCCTGCTCGGCGAACGCGACGTCGGTCAGCGCGGTCCATACGGACGTGCCGGCGGTGGGCTGCCCGCCCATCGTGGCGGCACCGTTCGACGGGGTGGCGACGGTGACGTCGGAGATGGCGCCGATCGCGTCGAACCGCTCGTCGGAGCGGACCCCGCCGTCCAGTGCCGCGTAGTGCGCGGCCACCCGCGTCGAGGACAGCGCGGAGGCGTGCAGCGCGACATGCGCCACGAGGCCGTCGAACGCCTTGCCCGCGGACCCGTCGGCGACCGTGGACGTGTTCAGTGACGCACCCACCGCGAGGTTCTTCGCGCTGGAGTCCCAGCCGGCGTAGGTGAACGTCAGGTCCGTGCCGACGTCGACACCGTCCACGTACAGCACGCCGGTCACGTCGCTGCCCGACGTCGTCTCCACGTAGGCGACGTGGTGCCAGACGTTGTCGTTCGCGGCGACGCTTCCGCTGAGCGCGGACCCGCCGGGGGCGGTGATCTGCGTCCACTCCGCCTGTACCTGCCCGCCGGCGGAGAAGCTGATGCCGACGTTGTTGCCGAGGCTGTCCTCGACGCTCAGCACGACGCGGGAACCGGTCGAGGTGCGGAACCAGCATTCGTACGTCTTCGCCGTCCCCGTCGGCCACAGCCCGCCCGACGTCGGCACCAGGTACTTGCCGTTCGAGGCGTCCGACGGGGTGAACGCGGCGGCGGCGTCCGCGTCCGCCGACGACATGGCCGTCGCCCCGAAGTCGGCGGTTCCGCCCGTGCCGACCTGCGTCACAGTCAGCGACGGCGCGCCGGTCACCCCGGTCCGGTCCGTCGCCACCGTCGACCCGGCGGCGTCATCCAGCGGCCAGTACGCGGCCGGTGAGTCGGCGAGAACTTCGGCCATCACCGCCGACCGCATGTCCAACCGGTCGAGCCGGGTCAGGATGTCCGCCGCCGTCACCTCCACCCGAGGCACCCCGGACTCGTACCGTGGCTCTAGGTCCGTGGTGTGCCCGCGCCACACGTCGTAGGTCGCTCGGGCGCTGTAGGTGTCGGAGTAGGCGTCGGAGTATCCGACCCCGTGTTCGCCGTATTCGACCCGCAGCCGGATCGGGCGGCGCAGTTTCCACTCCGTCCCGAGGTACGTCGTTGACGCGGCCGTGCCGGGCGTCCAACGGCCCGCGGGCTTCGCGGACACCGGCTCCGCGTGATTCTCCAGCGTCACCGTCATACTGCCCGGCTGCGCCTGCCCAACCGCAGACTGCCGCCCCCGGTTGCACCCGATGCCGGCGGACGCGACGACGTCGTCGGACACGTCCCGCCACGTTGGGGAAGCCACCGACCACGCGTCGGATGGCGCGACCTCGACCGCGAACCGGAAAGCCGACAGGCCCGCAGCGGCCATCAGCGGGCCACCCACGACAGGGTCCCGCCGCTGCGCCGCGCCAACTCCAACAGCGCCGCATACACCTGGCGGGAGTCGACGTTGACGACGATGGGCTGCGACCCCTGAATCTGAATGGTCTGCGCGTTGAGGCGCATCCCTGAAACGAGGCTGCTGTATTCGTTCTGCGCCTGCTGGATCGCCGGGTCGTAGGTGATGCCTGCGGTGATGTCGGCGAGGGCCGTGGAGTCCGAACGGATGCGGGCCTGCGTGTCGTTGACGGCCGTGATCTGGTCGGGGGTCATCGCCACGAGGGTCGCCGCCATCTGCGCCCCGTCGACCCCGGCCGCGATGAGCTGTTGCAGGATCGACCTGTCGAGGCCGCGGGTGGCGAGTGTCTGGATGTTGGACCGGAACGCCGACAGGGCGGCGGCCTTCGCCTGGAACGACTTGAGGACGTTGCTGGGTGTGTTCGCAGCGTCGGCGGCGGCCTGCTCGGCGGTGACGACGTTGCCGCGGGCCGCGGCGAGCGCCTTCTGCGCCTCGGCGAGACGCTTCGTGGCGGCGGCCTGCTCCTCCGGTGTGCCCGCGGTGTTCACGGCCCGCCGCGCCTCGAAGTAGTCCTCCTCCGCCTTCGTCACCTCGGCTTTCGCCGACGCCAGGTCACGCAACGCGGTCGCCTCCCGCCCGAAGTCGTGCGAGCCGAGCAGACTGGACTGACCGATGAGCCGTTCGGTGACCGAAGCCACCTCCTGCGCGCGAGCCTCGTACAAATCGGTGATCTTCTTCTGCGAGTCGGCGACGGCCTGCGCGGCCTCCTCCGCGGCACGCTTCGCCGCCTCGGCGCGTTCCTCCGCGGCACGGTCGCTGTTCAGCGCCGCCGTCGTCGTGTTGTAGCCGCGCTGCGCGCGGGCGCCGCCACGGGCCAGAGACGATGCCGCGGCCAGCCGCTCGGCGGGGGCCATCGCCCGCAACCGGGCCAGGGACTCCGCGGACAGGCTGCGGAGCTGCCGCTCGATGCGCTGCGCGGCGACGATGGCAGCGGCACTGGCCCGGTCCGTCCGCATCGACGCGGCTGCCGCCTGCGCCGGGGTCGGGGTGCCGCCGGCGGCGAACCCGCGGGCGTTGATCCGGTCCATCATGGCGATGCCGTACTTGTCGACGGCGGCGGCCTTGATGACGTACTCGCCGGTGCTCAGCCATGCCGGGATCGAGTCGGACGTCTTGGTCCCGGGGCCGCTGATGTACCCGCCGGTGGCGGCTGCGGTGCCGAACGGGTTGGTGACGATCTCCCGCGTGGTGCGGACGGTGGTGTTGACGACCCGCCCGTCGAGGTTGTCGAGGTCGGCCCGGTAGCGCCGCGCGGAGATCTCGGCGGCAGACAGCCCGGGAGCCTTGACGGTGGTGGTGTGCGCCTTCGGTGTCTTGGCGACGGAAGCGGTCAGCGCGTCGAAGGACGCCGCCGTCCCGCCGGCGGCGATGTACGTGTCCCGCAGCGGCTTGAGCATGAGCTTGGCCTGACCGGCGGCCCGCTCCGACGACATGCCCTGACTGATGAGGGACTGCCGGACCCCGTCGATGGCCTGCACGTTGCTGGACAGGGCGGCGATGTTGGCTTGCCCGGCCGCGGTGTGCCGGTTCAGGGTGGCGCCGTTCGTTTGCAGCGACGTCGTCCACTCCTTCGTCGCCTTCTCCTGCGCGATCAGGGCCTCGGTCATCGACAGGGCGCCCATCGCGGCCCGCCACGCGGCATCCATGACGCGCACGGCGGCGGCGGCCCGCGTCGCCTCGGTGGCGACCTTCCCGGTCGCGCCACCGGCAGCGTTGAGGGCCGCTGTGTAGCCGGGGAACGCAACGGACGCTTCGGCCGCAGACAGGCCCATCGCCTTCACGGCGGCGGCGGCACCGGCGGCGTTGCCACCGGCAACCATCCCCGACAGCTGGGAGTCGATGGCCCGCAGCCCGTTCACCAGTTCCGTGCGGTCGCCGCGGCCCTCCGACGACCCGAGGGTCAGCACCTCCCCGGCGAAGTCGTTGATGCGGTCCCCGAGCCCGGGGTTCGCCAGCATCTCGACGGCGTCCTTGACCGAGATCATGTCGTCGCGGAGCCGGACCATGCCGCCGTCGGCCTTGCCGCCCGTGTCCCCCATGAAGGCGTTAAACGCTGCCATTCCGGCGACAGCGCCGACAGCGATGAGGCCGAACGCCTTACCGACCGTGCCGAGCGCGGCAGCCGTGCGCGGCGCCGACACTGCGAGCGCGTCGAACGCTTGCTTGGCTGCGATGACACGCGGGGCGAGGACGATGAACCCGGCGCCGGCCGCGACCACCCCGGCGACGGCCAGGGTCAGCGGGGTCGGGGCGCCCTTGACGACGTCGAGGAGCCCCTTCATCGCGTTCGTGGCGGCGATGGCCGCCGGGAGCAGCGCCTCCCCTAGCGACGCCTGCGCGTCCTGCCACTGCGCGTTCAGCGTCCGCTGGCTGTTCGCCAGCCCGTCCGAGGTGCGCGCAAAGTCGCCCTGCGCCGCGCCCGTCTGCTTCATGATCGCTGCTTGCGCCGCGAGCACCCGCTGCTGCGGGGTGAGCACGTTCTTCGTCGTCTTGGTGAGGCCCATCGCGAACGCCTCGTTACGCAGCGTCGCGTCGTCGAGCAGCACCCCGTACTGCCGGATGGGCTCGGACTCCCCGCGCAGCGCCGCACCGATCGCCTCGATGGCCTGCTGTGGTGTCGTGTTGCTGAACGACGCCATGTCCGACGCCAGTTCGGTCAGGTCGGTGGAGAACCCGACCAGGCTCTCTCCGGACAGCCCGGCGGACTTCCCGAACACGGCGAACGTGGCCGCGGCGTCCATCGCCTGCTGCTTCGACTGGCCGAACGAGTCGGCCGCCTTACCCGCCCAGGCGTCGATAGCCGACGACGACTGGCCGAACAGGACCGCCGTCTTCGACGCCGTCTCCTGCAAGTTCGACGCCGCGGAGATGGACGACTTCGCCATCAGCCCCATCGCGGTCAGGACGCCGGCGGCGGCCAGCTGCGTGCCGGTGCTCAACTCCGAGGCAGCCTTCGTCGCCGACTTCATGTGCCCGCCGGCCTGCTTGGCGAACGTCTGCGTCGCCGCCGACGCCTTCGCCATGTCGGCCTTGTACGAGTCGACCTTGGCGAGCAGCCGAACGGCAACGGTCCTGTCCGCCATCACATCCCCTTCGGTCGTCGCACGATGCGGGTCATCACGCCGTCCCTCGACTTCGGGCTGTCACCGAGGCGCCGTGCCGCGCGGGCGCTCGCCGCGCAGGCGTGGCAGATGATCACCTCGGCCGCGTACTCGCCGTCAGCGGCCTTCGCCGTCGACTCCGACAGCGGCTCCCCGCATGAGCACGTGTCCGCCTCGTACGCGAGCAGCGCCATCGCGTGATCCCTGTCATCGTCACCCCACAGCGGCTCCCCCGGCGCGGGGACGCGGCCGCAGAACACCGACGGCGGCACGCCCCACGCCCGCGCCGCCTCTACCTCAAGCCGCGCTTGCCGATCAGATCGGAAGCGCGCTTGGAGAAAGGGACCTTGCTCGGTCCCTCATTCACCATGAACGCGCCCATAAACAGCGCCTCGTACTGCCCGTTCGACAGCACTTGGGAGAGCCGGTCCACGTCGGCCGGGGTCATCTGCGGGTCGACCGCGGACGCGGCGACTAGGGCGCGGGGGAACGTGTCCGGGTCGAACCGGTCGCCGTCCTTGCCGGGGTGCGCCGCGAGCAGCTCCCGATACTTCGGGCCACCGACGGCGCGGAACGTGAACGGCGTCAGCCGCTCGTTCATCCGCTCCTCGATGTCGCGGATGCGGCCCGCGAGCGCCACCCGCGGGTCCTCGTCGGCGAGGCTGCCCGGCGCCCACTCGTCCAGCGCGTCCAGTTCGGCGGACAGCCGCTCGTGCTCGGCGGCGAGGTCGCCGTCCAGGCACAGTCGGACCGTGTGCTCGGGCAGTTTCGCGCTGCCGATGATGTCGTCGATGCGTGCCATGTCCCTGACCTTCCTGACCGGGGTCCCTGACCGGGGGCGGTGAAGCGCGGGGCGACCCGGTCAGGGTGGGCCGCCCCGCGCGCCTGCGGGGATCAGGCGACCGTCGCGCCGTCCTGAACGGTGCCGCTGATGACGAACTTGACGCTGAACTTCTCCAGCGTGTTCGCCGCGGGCGGCATCTCCTGCCGGTAGCCGGCCTGGCACGGGATGACGGTGACCTTCTGCGCGGCGGTCCACGCGGTCGACGCGGCGAGGCCGGAGCGGCGGACGAGCCAGCCGTTCGGGTTGGACGCGAACGTGGTCCACGGCGCGCCTGCCTTGCCCTGCGACTTGAAGGTGAGCTCGACGCTGTCGCCGCGACGCCCGACGAGGGCGGTGTTCTGCGTCGAGTTGAGCGCGGAGTTGTCGACCTCCTGCGTCTCGGTGGTCATGTCGAGCCCGTCCGCGGTGATGTAGGACTCCAGCGCGACGCCGGCGTTGAGTTCGGCGGTGGTGGGCGCTGCGGGGTTGGACACGCTGGTGATCCAGCTGATCCTGGTGAAGCCATCGGAGACGATGTCAGCCACGACGTCTCACTCCTTCTCGGTGTCGGCCGCCGGGCTGGCGGGCTTCTTGGGGGCCTTGCGTCCCGCGTCAGGCGGCGCGGGGGCGGTGAGGGCCTCGACCTTGGCGGCGGCGGTCGCGTCTGCGGCGGCCTGCTCGTCGTCGGTCAGGACCGGGTCGCGGCGCTGGTCGCTGGTCACGCCGACCAGGACCCAGCCGCGCGCCTCGTAGGTGGGCAGCGCCTCGGCGTCGATGACGCCGCGGGCGTTGATGGTGGCGTTCTCGATGACGACGAGGGGCATCAGATGCTCACGAACGCGCAGGTCACGGTCGTGGTGTACGAGTGCGTGACGGTGGCGATGCCGGCGGTCGCGTAGAGCGCCGGGTCGAGCGGGCCGATGAACTTCTCGGTCCCGTTGGTCACCGACACGGACTGGTCGGCGATGGCGAGCCCGCCGACGGTGCCGGGGGTGACGATGGCGACCGTGTCGGGGGACGCGCCGCCGTTCTTGACGTGCAGGAACGTGCGGCCGTTGGAGATGTCGGCGGTGTCGGACGCGGACACCGCGGAGTAGGTGGCCTGGATGCCGGACGCGGCCATCTGCTGTGTGGCGATGAGTGCCATCGGGGTTCCTCCCGGGGTCGTGCGGGCGTACCCGTCAGGCGGGGCGCCTGCGGGAGTAGGGGTTGGCGGTCAGGCTCGGACGCTGGCCAGGCGGAGCACGTCCACGACGTAGCACAGCGGCGGCGACACGTCGTCGTCGCGCTGCACCGGCTGGGACTGGATCGACTCGATGGGGGCGCAGGTCCGGCCGACGATGGTGGGGCGGACGTCGAGGAGCGCGGACATGACCTTCTCCGACACCCATTGCGCCTGGTCGCGGGACTCCCCCACGGAGGTCGCGTACACGTCCATCGTGATCTGGTCGGATGCGGCGGTGAGTGCGGTGCGGGTCCAGGTGCCGGAGTCGGTGCGGACGACGACGTAGGGCAGCGACGGGTGGTCGGGCACGGTGCCGTCGTACACGGTCACGTTCGGCACGGCGTCGACCAGGGCTAGGACGGCGGTGACGTGCTCGCGGGTCACCATCGCAATGCCCGGATCGCCGCCTGTTGCAGTGCCTTCACGAACCGCGGCTCCTCCGCGTCGAGCGCCGGGTTCAGGTGCGGGATCGGGCCGTTCTTCGACGTCCCGAACTCCAGGATGTTGCCCAGCGCGCCCTGACGGGCGCCCTTGTCGGGGCCGATGCGGGCGGCGAGCCCGCCGTCCTCCAAATCGAACCCGATGCTGTACGGGTAGGCCGGTGCGTGCCCGATACCGGAGGCGAGCGCGCGGGCGTCCTTCTTCACGTTGACCGCACCACGCTTGACCGCGGCCTTCACGTCCGCGTCAGGGGCACGGGCGGCGACGGCCAGGTCCCGGGCCAGATCCTCCACCTCGGAGACGTCGATGCTGATGGCGTTCATCAGTTCGTGACCTCCTCGACGGACAGCCGCCGGGCTGTGACCTGCGTGCCGTGCACCTGGCCGACGACACGCAGCCGCACCCCGACCATGCCGGCGTCCAGCGGCGACGCAGTCACGGTGGCGACGTCGTCAGGTTCGATGCCGGTCACGGTCATCGGCAGCGACAGCGTGTAGGACCGGACCAGGGTGGCGCGCTCCCCCGCGTCCTTCGCGGCGTCCCCACCGGCCGGGCGGACCCGCGCCGCGCCGGTGTAGACGACGACGGTCACGTCGGCGTACTTCCCGGTCGACTCGGACAGGATGCGGCCCGTGGTGCGGGTGACCGTCACCGTGTCGGTCATCAGGGACTCGGCCAGTGCGCGGCCGTCGGCGACCGTCTGGTCGACGCTCACCGCGGCACCAGCGAGCCCGCGCCGACCCGGTACGGCCGCAGCGCGGCCATCTCCGCCGCGGTCAGCGTCACGCCCGCCAGGTCGTCGTCCGATCCGGCCCGCGTCACCGAGTAGTCGTCGATCGACTCGCTGCGGACGCCGCGCGGGTTGTCGTACGCGCGGCCAGCGACCGACAGCGCGACGCCTTTCACCGCGCCCGGGACGGTGGCGTACCCGGCGGTGTAGGTGACGACGGCCCACCATTCGTCGATGAACGAGGTGGACGAGCCCGCGAGGTAGCGCAACCACAGGGTCGCGTGGACGCCGTCCCACGTGTAGTCGGTGCCCGAGACGTACGCGGTGCCGTTGACGGTGACGCTGGTGACGGCGGTGACGGGGCGCTGCGGCAACTGGACGGTGTACCGCTCGTGCTCGATGGTGACGGGGACCCGTGTCGAGGTGTAGGTCGCCGTCTCGATGTTCTGCCGCGTCCAGGCGCGGACGAGCCCTTCCGCGGTCGCTTGCGCGAGCGTCGCCGACGCGGTGTCGAGGTCACGTTGCAGGTAGGACGCCAGCTCGCCGAGGGTGAACAGGGACACCGGGCCTCCTAGTAGCGGGTCGTGGTGCCGGTGGACGGCCGGTGTGTGGTGCTGGAGCCGGGGCGGGCCGTGCGCCCGCTGCCGGGGCGTGCCGTAATCCCGGCGGTCGGGCGGGTGGTGTGCCCGGTGTCGGGGCGCGGCCAGGTGCGCGGGATCTCGACACCATCGGCGGTGAGGACGCCGGCGGCGGTGAGTGCCGCGACGGCGGCCTGCGTGGCGCGGGCGTCGAGGCTGGCGGCCCCGGTGAACGTGACGACCGGGGACAGCGTGGTCGCCGCGGCCAGGGTGCCGGCGGCGGCCAGCAGCGCGGACCCGGGGACGGTGACCATACCGACCGCGGTGACGTTCGATGCGGCCGTGAGGGTCGCGGTGCCGTCGATGGTGGCGGACCCGGCGGTTCCGTCCGCGGTGACGACGGCGGCCCCGGTGAGCGTGGCCGGGGCGCTGACTGTCGCGTTCGCCGTGACTGTGCCTGCGGCGGTGAGCGTCGCGGTACCGGGGATCGTGATGGCCCCGGTGGCGGTGAAGGTGGCGGCACCCGTCAGGGTCGCGCCCGCGGCCTGCGCGCTGTTCGCCGTGACCGTGCCGGCGGCGGTGAGCGTGGCGGGCGCCTTCACCGTGGCCAGGGACGTGACGACCGCGGCACCGGTGAGCGTCGCGGGCGCCTTCAGCGCCGCACTCCCGGTGACGACGGCGGCACCCGTCAAGGTGGCCGGTGCCTGCGTCGTTGCCGGTGCGGTGACCGTCCCGGCCGCGGTCAGGGTCGCCGTGCCGGAGATGGTGAAGACGCCGTTGGCGGTGACCGTGGCGGCCCCGGTGAGCGCCGCGGTGACGGCCTGCGTGGCCAGCGGGGTGACCGTTGCGGCGGCCGTCAGTGTCGCCGCACCAGGCACGGTGACCGTGCCGGTGGCGGTCAGGACGGCGGCCCCGGTGAGGGTGGCCGGTGCGGCGGTCGTGGTGGCGGCGGTAACCGTTGCGGCGGCCGTCAGTGTGGCGGTCCCCTGGATGGTCTGCGTGCCGTTCGCGGTGACGACGGCCGCACCCGTCAGGGTGGCGGTCCCCTCCGTGGTCGTGGCACCGGACAGCCCGGCCTCGGCGGCGCCGCCCCACCAGGCCCAGGACACTAGGCGACCTTGCGGATGCTCGCGTCGAAGGCCCGGTCAGACCCGGCGATCTTCGTGATGGTGAAGTCCCAGCCGTTGATGAGGATGAACGTCGGGGTGACGAACACCTCCGTCTGCGCCCCCAGCAGCGTCCACTGGGCGAACACCTTCTTCGTGCCGCCGGTTCCTTCGACCGTCTCGTACGCCTTGACCCGGAACTCGTCGCCCTTCGCCATCGCGTACGCGTCGATCCACAGCTGGTAGACGCCGTCCGTGGTGATGGTCTGGAGCGCGGTGGTTCCGGACACGACGGAGAGTTCGGTGGTGCTGACCGTGACACCGTCGAGTTCGTACGGCTCGCTGATCGCCATGTCGCCTCCTCAACTCACCGCGTAGATCAGGCCGTCGTACGCGGCGTCGTTCGTGCCGCTGTTCGACGCGAGGATGGTGAGCCGCTGCCCGGAAGCGACGTTCACGAACGCACCCAGGTTCGGCACCGGGCCGACCATCGACTCGGTCGTGTCCTTGCCGAACCACCACGTCCCGATGCGCTGCTCCGTCGAGGCGCCCACACCGATGCCGATGTTCACCCAGCCACCAGGCGTGATCGTGGTGTCCGTCGCGGGCTGGAAGCCGGGAATCATGTAGAAGTGGTCATAGGTGGAGGACGCCGTCATCTCCGTCACGTTCGCTGTGGCACCGGACGCCGCCACCGACAGCGCGACGCCGCGAGCGTTGTTCGCCTGCGTGCCGTAGGTCGTGATCTTCCTGCCGACGCGGTACGGGGGCGGTGAGCCGCCGTACAGCCAGAGGCCGACACGCGCCGTGATCGACGTCCGCACCGACGCCAGCACCGCCGCGATCCGCAGCCCGGCCGGGATGTGGACCGGGAAGAAGTAGCGGATCGACCCGGATGCTGCCGTGTTCCCGCCGAGGCAGTAGCCACACAACAGCGCCGAGGCGAGGATGTCGTCCGTGGCCCCGCCGATCAGCAGGTCCAGCGCCGCCTCGCTCGCGGTCGCCGCCGCGCCGGTCGCGCTGATGTGGACCTCGAAGCCCCAGGAGTCCTGCGTGTTGTTCGCTGCCGAGATGAGTTCGGTGACGGCACCGTCCAGCAGGGTCGTCGCGTTGCTGGGCACGCCCGTCCACGGGGTCGCTGAGCCGACGATGCCGCCGTTGGAGATGACGCGCGTCATCGACGCCTGCGGATTCCAGAGCATCAGTGAAACCCCTTCCACCGCATGTAGCAGCCCCGGCACCGTTCCGGTGCGGGACGGTCCGGGGGCGCCGCCACCTCGCGCCCGCAGTCCGCGCAGGTCGCGACGCCGGTGCGGCCCGACGCCGGGCCGACGTCCAGCACTTGCCGCGCCTCCACGAGCAGGTCGGTGATCGCGCGCCCGGCGTCCATCGCCAGCGCCTTCGCCAGCGCCATCCCGACCAGCGCCCGCGCCTCCACCACCGCCAGCCGCAACGTCGCGGCGTGCGCGGCCACGGTCTGCGGCGCGTCCGCCATCAGGCTCAGGTCAGCGCCAGCGTGATCGAGTCCGCCGCGAACGAGAACGTGTTGCCGTTCGCCACCGTCACCGGGGCGCCCGTCACGTTCCCGAACCAGACCCGCAGGCCGGCCGAGTCGGTCAGCTCGACGGAGTAGATCGTCCAGTTGCCGCCGGACCCGTTCGTCCACGACACCGGGGTCGTCTTCGGCAGGGTCACGCTCGACCCGGCCGACGACGTCGTCGAGGCGACGGACAGCGCCGTCCCGCCCGCCGCGTAGCCGGTCCCGGTCAGCTCCGTGCCCGACGCCGACGCGTTCGACGCGGTCGACGTCAGCTTGAGCTTCATCGGGGACGCACCCAGGGCGGTTATCATCGTCCCCGGCGCGCCGCTGGTGCCCACCGGGCCGAGCGCGTTCAGGATCTTCGAGACCATCGCAGCGTCAATCGCAGCCATGTCAGGCTCCTTCCTGCTCGCCGACGAGCAGTTCGAGGGTGATCGCGGGTCCGGCGTCTACGACGCGGCCCTCCGGGTCGGCGACCCACCAGCCGGCGGGAGTGCCGTCAGGCAGTAGCGGGGCCGTCATGCCGGTAGCGCCGCGGTGCGGACGAGGGAGAACGACTGGATCAGCAGCCCGTACGCCGACGATGAGGCGTGCTTCGTCGCACCCGTGAAACGCACCGTGTGGCGGCCCGACGTCAGGAACAGGACGTCGGTGATGGCGACCAGCGTGTTGACGGCCGGGGCGGCGGCGTACATGTCCGGCTTGGTCGCCAGCGCGGCCGCCCCGTCGATGCTGATGGACGCGATACCGGCGTCGGGTGCCTGAGAGTGCCAGAGGTTCAGCGTGTAGGCGCCGGAGGCGAGGAACACCGACCATTCCACGAACACGTTCTGCGTGGTCGGCGTGGTGATGATGCCGCCACCGACGGACGCGGCGAGGTAAGCCTGCGTCGGGGTTGCGGTCGCCACCTTCGGCAGGTCCACGGCGCCGTTCACGTGCGCCGCGTGCGGGTAGGAGTCGGCGACCACGGTCGCCAGCGCGCTCGCGGCGGACTCCAGGGACGCCGTCCGCGCCCGCAGGTCGTTGATGCGTGGGTTGAGCTGGAGGTGCGTCGCGCCGTGCCCGTTCTGCCGCAGGTACGGGTCAGGCAGGTCGTCGGTGTACGTCATGCGGGGGCCTCCGTGGGCTTCGGTCGGCGCGGCTTGTCGTCGATGATGGTGATGTCTCCGTCGGCGAGCCGTCCGCGCATGACCTCGTCGCGGATCTCCCCTGCCGGGCTGGCCGTGGCGGGGTCGCGGAAGTCGTAGACGTCGAACTCGGCGCCGCCCTGCTTGCCGCGGATACGGACGGACGGGAAGTCGCTCATGGTCTGCTCCTGACCTTGCGTGCGGGCGTGCGGTGCCGTGAGGGCCGCCCGTCCGGGGCGACCCTCACGGCGGGGGACCGTCAGGCGTTGCGCGGGACGCGGAACGCCTCGATGACGCCGGCGAACGACGCAGCGAACGTCACCTGGACGTAGCCGTCGTTCTGGAGGAACCGGGCCGAGGTGAGCGGGCCGACCCACCAGACCTCGTTCTGCGCCATCGACTTCGTGAGCGCGCCCTGACCCGCCGCGTCGGCGGGCGGGTTGTCACCGGCGACGATGGTCGCCACGCGGGCGGAGCCGTCGGTCTGCGTGATGCGGATCAGCGTCTCCTCCGGCGGGTACACGGTGCAGTCGACGAGGTGGGTGTTCGCCTGGACGATGGTGGTGCCGACCGGGTCGGCGACCGCCGCGTTGGCGGTCAGGACGGTGCTGTGGACAGCGGTTGTGGCCATGAGGGGTGCTCCTTCGTGCGGGTACGGGTGGGGGCCGGTGCGGCGGGCCGCCGGCGTGGGCGGCCCGCCGCAGTGCCGGTCAGGTGACCGACGCGGTGAGGACGGCGAACGCGGTCGGGCGGACCACCTTCGCGCCGTACACGTGGAGACCCTTCAGCGCGTCGCCGAACGCCGACTCGGGGCGGAACGCCTCGACCTTGACGATCTGCTCGGCGAACGAGATGGCCGACGGGTGCCCGGCCACGACCGCGTAGTCGTCGCCGGTGATGATCGGGACGTTGTTGCTCTCCAGCACGTCCATGCCCCAGGCGCGGCCGACGATGCCGTTGCGCAGCGCCTGGTCGGTGCCGGAGGCGTACACCGGGGCGAACAGGGTCGACCGGAGCAGCAGGTTCACGTACCACGGGGGCACGATGCAGTACCGGCCCTGCTTCGGCACGTTCGCCTCGTCCAGCTTGGTCTTCAGGTTGAGCAGACCGGCGACGGCGAGGTCGGCAGTGTTGCACTGGTAGGTGCCGATCAGGTTGCCGGCGGCCACGTCGGTGTAGAGCCCGGCGACGTACTGGTCGGCGGTGTCAGCCAGCCCGTACGCGGCCTCGACCGCGGCCTCGGACATGAGGGCGCCGCCGTTCTTCGACTGCCGCAGGTCGATGTCGTCGACCTCGAACGCGAAGTACTTGGTCTGATTCACGACCAGGCTGCGGGCGGCGTCGGTCAGCGTCTCCGGGCTGATCGTGGTGCTGTTCTTCGTGTAGGTGGCGATGGTGGGGCGGCTGATCGAGGTGATCCGCACGGTGTCGCCGGAGTCCCTGATCTCGCCCTCGTAGTCCCGGTTCACGACGGACGGGCCGGCGTAGATGAGGGACTTCTTGAGGCTGGACAGCAGCTCGGCCGACCAGACCTCGGGGATGAAGTTCGTGATGGCCATGAGGTGGCCGTCCTTCCTGTAGTGGGGTTAGCGCGTGATGCCGAGGAGGTCGTCGAGACGTCCCTCGGCCTTGGCTGCCGCGATGGCCTCCGGGGCCATGCCCTGAAGGTCCGCGCGGCTCAGTTGGCTGACCCCTGTCGGCCTCGCGCCTTGCGTGGGGTCCGGTGCGGGCGTGCGTCGCTGCGTCACCGTCGCGGTGAGCAGCTTGTCGACCTGTGCCCGCAGCGACTCCTCGTCGCTGGCGGTCAGGAACTCCAGGAGGTCGGCGGGGAGCCCGGCCTCGGATGCGATGGTGAGCCGCAGCGTGCGCGCCTCGGATTCGGCGGCGCGGGCTTCGGCCTTGGCGACCCGTTCGGCCATCTTCTCGGCGTCGGACTTGTCACGGTCCTCGAACGCTTTGAGCCGCTCCTCGTACTCGCGGACACGCTTCTCGGCGTCGCGGCGGGCGCGGCGTTCGGCGTCAATGGCCTTCTTGCCGCCGTCGCCGAGGTCGTCGGGCGCGGGTTCCGGTGCCGGGGGGGCGGGAGGGGCCGCGGGCGGGGCGTCAGCGGGTGCTGGGGCGGCGTTCGTGGCATCGGTGGACGTGGACATGGGGTTCTCCCATCGCGGGGTTCTACCGGCCCGCATCGCGCGGGTCAGCGGGTGAAGCGAGGCAGTCCGGCGACGTCGGTCGACAGTTGCCGCATGGTGCGGCGGAACGTGGCGTCGGACGGGTCGGCCAGGTAGCCGTAGCGGTGCAGCATGTCGAGGACGCGCGCCCGGTCGGTGCCGCCCATCTTGTAGATCTGCCCGACGGTGAGGCGGGCCTGCGCGGCTCGGTCCACTTGGCCCAGGTTCCGGCCACGGAGTTCGCCGGTGGACAACGCCATGCGGCGCCCGGCGCGGCCTTCCCGGACCGACGTACCCGCGCGGGTCGAGCGGACCTCCGTCCCGGCCACGTCGAACGTGTAGGTGCCGCGGTGGGCATTCACGACCTGCGACGGGTCCGCACCGTCACGGATCGCCTGCGCCTCCGCCCGTGACAGGCCCGTGACCCGACCGTCGAGGATCGCGGCCCGCGGGTCGGTCGCCAGGTCGACGGCGTCGCCACGGTCCGCGTACCCGACGTGAACGCAGTCGCACGCAGGATGCCGGCGGAACCCCGAGGACCACGGGTAGACCCGCCCGGCGAGGATCGCGCAGCGGGAGCAGGACGGCAACGTCAGCTTGCGCGTGTAGCCGCGCATCGCCGGCGCCCCGGTGACCGCGACATGGTCGGCGTTGCGGCCCGCCTGCTGTACCTCGTTGCCGGTCGCCGTGACGAGCGCGTTCAAGCCACGCAGCTGCGCGTCCCGTACCGGCATCCCGCCGGCGATGCCGATCTTGGACTCGATGACGGCCTGCTGCAGCAGCGACGCCAGGTCCCGGCCGTCCGCGGCCCGCCCCGCGAACGCCTCCGGTGCGACCGCGGCCGACCCGGCCATGTCGACGCCCTGCGCGGCACCCGCCGCCGTCAGGTAGTCGTCCGCGGCGTCGGCTGCCGCGTACTGCCCTGCGGTGACCGCGGCCACCAGCCGGGGCAGCACCGCGGCGAACGACCCGTCCAGGTCCGCGGGGTCGACCAGCCGCCACAACGACTGTGCGGCACCGGCGGCGGCCCTGGCGATCAGTGATTGTTGCCGCTGGTGCGCCGCGGCGACCGCCTCGACGGTCGGCACGTCAGTCCGTCACGTCGGGGGTCGACTCCTCGTCGTCGTCCGGCTCGACCGGCGGCTTGGGTCCGGCGACCAGCGGCGCCATGTCCCCGGCGAGGATGCGGTTCACCGCATCCTCGTCGTCGGACTCCATGCGCTCGATCTGCGACTGCGAGTAGCCGACGTCCTCCCGGGCCTGCCGCTTCGACGTGATCCCCGCCGCGTGCAACTTCACCGCGGCGTCCGCCTTCTGCGCGACCGTCGGGGTGGACGCGTCCCGCCATACCGTCGTCAGGGACATGGCCTCCGGTGGGACCTCCCCGTCCACCATCAGCAGGCCGAGGCGCATCACGTCCTCCCACGACCCGCCGAACGACCGCATCCGCCGCTCCGCGCGCTTCACCTGACGCGCCTCCGACGACCGGATCGCGTCCGCGCTGGCCGGGTTGTCCGTCGCCATGCCCAGATAGTGCGGGGGCATCCCCGCGATGCTGGCGACCATCCGCGCGAGCGCGTTCAGGGTGTCGTGGAAGTTGCTCAGGTTCGCCTCGGGGAACTGGCCGAGCTGCACCTCGGACGGCAGGCCCGACGTCGCCCACACCCGCCCGGCGATGCGGGACCATTCGCTGACCGTGTTGCCCTCGGCGTCGGTGAAGTCGTCCGGCCCCATGCCGACCACCCAGCGGCGCGGCATCGCGTGATACTCCGCGCTGACCATCATGTCGGTCGCCACCTTGCAGGCCGCATCCGACAGCGGCACCACGTCAGCCAGTTCGGAGGCCCCCAGCGGGGACAACACCCGCGGCCGGTTTACCAGCGGCACCACCGGCACGACACCCAGGTTGTGCGCGTCGACCGTGACGAGGTCCCACGGCACCATCGACATCAGCACGTCACCGGGGATCGTGTACCCGCTGGCCTTGCCGCGGTCCCGCGCGTACTGCGACGTCGACCCCGGCAGGTACAGGGTGCCGAAGTCCTGCCCGGCGACCGGGTCCGACCACGCCTTCCACGCCGCCCGCACCTTCCGGGTCCGCGGGTCCATGTCGACCGTGACCTGCTCGGGTGACTCCACCGTGAACACCGGCACATCGCCGGCGTCGGGAGCGCCGACGATGACAAACGACGCCTTGCACGCCAGCGCCTCGACGTGCGCCTGCTGCGACGCCTCGTCCATGCCGTTCGCCTGCCACCACGACCACAGCCGCTCATCCGCGGAGTCGTCTGTCCCGTACCGGAACCCCTCCACGTCCAGGCGCTCCTCGAGGCTGTCGACCACGAGTCTCGGCCAGTTCAGCACCACCGACCGGATGCGCCCGTTCAGCTCCCGGGACAACTCCGGCGCCAGGTAGGACAGCGGCTGGGTGCCCTCGTAATACCGGGACCACCGCAGCGCATCCGACGCCTGCGCCGTCAACCGCGCAGCCAGCAGGGGAACCCACTCCGAGCCATCGAGGTCCGGCATCACAGCACCACCATCCCTCGTCTTTGTCGCGGCCTGCCAAGCCCGGCCTCGCGGGCCACCGCGGCGGCCTCGTTGGCCAGCACGTCGGCCATCGCCGCGTCGATCTTCTGGTGATTCGTCGGCTTCCCCAGCACGTACCGTTGCCCGGCGGCCGCGCGGCGGCGGGCGTTCGCCACATGCGCCGCCGTGATCGGGCAGCCGTCATGCGACGCCCGGTGCGACGACAGGTCAGCGACCGCCCGGTCCAACGCGGCGTGCATCGGCACCGGCCGGTACGTCGGCCACTCCACCCACACCTTCTCGCCGTGCCGGGCCGACCACTCCCCGATCTCCGACCGCCAGTCCGGCGGGTCCGCGTACGCCAGCACCACCGCGAACCGGTCATGCAACTCGTCCACGGCGGCGTCCACCTCGGCCCGCGGGATGCTGCCACCCCACTCCGCCGGATTCCAGATCGTCGGCCGCGCATCCGGCCCATACGTCGGGGTGAACCGGTGCCCGCCCAGCGTGCACGCCCGTATCGCCGTCCAGTCGTCGCTATCCGACCCGTCGAAGCCGAGCGCCACCGGGGTCCCGTCAGGCACGTCCACCGGCCGCAGCGTCGACTCCCACAGCCCGTCAGGCAACCACGCCCCCAGCCCGTGAACGATCCGGTTGCCGAAGAACCGCTCCGCCTGCCGCGGGTCCCGCTCGGACAACTCCGCGGCCTCCGCCTCGATAGCGTCCAGGTCGACCCAGCCGCCCCGGTTCGTCGCCGTCGAGGAATCCCCGTACACGATGCGGTGAATCCGGCGGCGCTCCCGCCGGTCACCGTACGACAGGGTGATCGGGGCGAGCCGGTGATCCCGGTACACGTCCGCGGCCCGCGACTCCGCGGTCCGCTGCGCGACCGAGTCGTCCGACGGGTCCCACGCGTTCGTCGTCTCCACGCTGCGCCCACCCATGCCGGCCAGGCCGCGGCGCTGCGTCTCCGCCACCGCCAGCATCCCTGACGGCGCCGTCCACATCCCCGTCTCGTCCTGCACCACGAACGTCACCCGCTGCCCCAGCCGGGACCGTGCCCGCGACGTCACCGGGTCGATCCGGCCACCGCCCGGCAGGTTGATCCGCGTCTCCCCCGTGTCAGGGATGACGTCCGCCAGCGGGCCGAGCTCGATCATCGGCCGCAGCGCGGCGTACACGTTCTGCGTCTGGTCCTCTGAGTTCGCCGTCACCTGGATCAGCGGCGTCGGCCACGGCATCCCCACCGGCTGCCCCGCCGCATCCCACCCGGCGAACAGCACCGGGCCGACCGCCTCCGCGCAGATCAGCGCCGCCGAAAAAGGACCTTTCCCCCACTTCTGCGGGCGGACCAGCTGCGAACGGCGGTACACGAACGCCGGCGCCCGCTGCCCCTCCACCGCATCCGGCCGCAGCCGGTAATGGTGCAGCAGGAAGCCCCACATCTCCTCGGTCAGCAGGTACGGCGCCCCCGCCCGCGGCCCGTCAGGGATACGACAGTGCGCCTCGATCCACTCCCCGACCTGAGCGCCCAGCGACGGGACCTCGTCCGGCTCAGTCGGCGACCACGGCATCGCCGCCGGCCACCTTCAGTCGACGGCGCGGCGCAGCCGGGGCCTGCTCCGTACGGCGCTCCGCCACCTCGTCCGCCGGGATGTCCCACAACAGCCCGCGCATCGCCTTTGGCGACAGCCCGAGCCGGTCCTCCATCTGGCGGCACTCCCCAGCCGCCGCCAGCCCGTCCGCGGACGACTCCGCGGCCACCAGAAGCCGGGCATACCGCGCCACCACCCGGTGCATCCGCAGCTTCTCCCACATCGCGGCGTGCGGCAGGCCCCACAGGTAGCGCCACGTCTCCGCCTCCGCCTTCGACGGCTTCGGCATCGCCGGCCACGCCGGCGGCGGACCCTGACGGCCCTCCGCCGGGAGCATCTGGACACCGACCCGGGCATTGCGGCGCCGGGCGTTCGGGTTCGCAGCAGGACCAGGCATGTTGACCTCCCACGGCATCGCGCCGTCGTCACGCAGCGCCATCGCGGCACCGCGGATGTCACTCAACGTGTTCGGGCGATCCCGTACACGGTCCGAGACTCC